TTTTGTATTGGGACATTTGCTATGTTACACGTATGAACCACCGATTTACCATCGGTAGATGTAGGAACGGTATCTAGTCCTGGATAACATCCAACCGCAACAGATAAGTTATTCTCAACCGCGCCTAAAACAACTGCGGGACACGGGTCTAGTCCGTTTATTGTATCGATTGAACCTTCTCCGCTTGTGCTTACACTCCCCATTCTTCCAAAAATAACTTTGGGTTCTCCATACCTATAATTCCAATCATTTACATAAAACCAAATTGAATACGCAAAGTTATTCGAATTATTACTTGTTGTTAAACTCGACGGACTAATTATGGACGGGGTTTGTCCACTAACCATCCCGCTTTGTAATGTGTTTACATCCTTAATTAAGTATCTAAATAACAAAATAAGTAATACTATAATTATAATCGTTAAAATAATACTTTGAGCGTTCATATATTATATATTTAGAATTTATCTATAACTATTAATATTTAATTTATAGGCGGAGATTTGTCTTTAACCATATTATATAAATATGAAATACTAATCGCATTTAATGGTTTTTTAAAATACACGAGATTACAAATTCCACCACTAATACCCCGGTCACTTCCTACAACTAAGTTGTCTAGTGTCATATACGGAACTACTTCTATCGCGGATTTAACTAATTTTCCGTTTAAAAATACATCTAAAGTTCCATTAGTATAGTTGATTGTCATATTATTCCATTTTTGTAATAATATATTATTTTGTCTATAAATAATTCTATTTCCTGTATCGTCGAAATCTAACACCGCGTTGTTAAGTTCTTGTAATCCTTTTTGTTCTGTTGTTATCATTAATGTATTAGTAGTTGGATTATATAATATGTTTGGTTTATTACCATAATTAAGTATTGATGTGAATTTATTATAATTTGAATTTGTGCTTGGAGGAAACGAATGAATAAAAAACCAAAATGAAATCCCATACTGGTATTCGAATGACGGAGACCCATTTAATTGTTCATATGATGAGATAACCCGACTTATGTTTGTATCAATCACGTCTGTTATAAATTGTTTTCCTCCTTGTATGCTAATCTTTTGAATTAAAATAGGTATAACGAAATACAATGTAATTATTGTGCTTATAATTATTAGTATTATTATTGAAACTCGCGATGTTCTATAATATTCGTGAGTCATAAAACGTCGTATTTCATAAATACGATTTTTTAAATATATCACTGTTTCGGAGTCTTCTCTTCCGGCACGTTTTAATAAATCGAAAAATCCGAACAGTTTCAGTAATCTGTAAACTATAAACAATACACACACACTTAAGATTATAGTTAAAATAAATACAACCCCATAATTTACCGAATTATAATAATATTGTATTAAATATATACAAAATAACAACAAACAAATAAATCCAAATATTATTAAAAGCGGGCGAAACATTAATTTTATATCTATTTTTGGGTTATTATCCATATAATAATACCCATAAATTAAATATTATTTTTTACATATTTTCCATTGATGTTTTTTTTCCGTGGCATTCTCTACATAAAGCAATTAAATTATTTACATCATTACCTCCCCCGTGTTCTAATCTAATTTTGTGGTCTACCTCAAACCACGCATTTAATTGAGAATTACATTCTCCACATTTCCAATTTTGATTTGAGGCAACATACTTTTTCTTTGTTTCACTTACACATCGTTTTGTCGCCATTTTTCCAGAATTTAATATTCGCTGTTCTCCTCCTCCTGTTTGACCGTTTGGTTGGTAATTTGAGGTTAAATCAATTATTGGTGAAAACAAATCCATCGATGATTTATTTATCGGCATATATTTTATCATATTATTCGCACAAACTAACATATTTTTACCCTGGGTTGGGTTTCTTTTCATCAATACATAAATACCAATACCAATAACGGCAAAAAATGCCATCTGGTAATACTTTTTCCAAGTCATCATCATTTTTGTATATTTGCCATCATGATATGTATTATAAATTAAAAAAGAAGTAATCCCAAATATAAATATTTCAAATCTCATTATACTATAACATTATTTATTTTTTGGATGATTTTGATTTTGTTTTTTTACTTTTATGTATAGTGCGACGCGTAATTTTACTTAACCTTCTACTCTTATTGGAAAGTTTACTTTTATTTGATTTTAGTTTTTTAGTTTTATTTGATGTTATTCGTGAACTAGTATCCAGTAGTGAAGTAGTAACAGGAGTGTATAATTTAGGTTGGCGTAATTTTATTATATTATTTGGATTAAACCCCGATTCAATTAATTTACTAAATAACTCATTTATTTGGTATAAATCATCCAGTAAGGTGTTAACGTTAATTTGTGTTGTTGATGTATTGTATAAATGAGTGACAAATATATATTTAAATTGGTCGCGTATTTCTTTGACGCACGATAACATATAAGGCGTAAGTTGTTCACTATATTTATATATTAGTGGATGAACCATCTCTAAAAAAGGAAGATATATCATAACAAACCCCCATATATCAAGATTATGTTTGTATATAGTATTTAAATACTCTATTAACCACTTGTTATTAAAATTTTGTTGGTATTTTAAATAGTCTATTAACCAGTGGTTCTGGTTCTTATATTTTTGTGTGTCTGCTAAATATAAAAATATAATGCTAGCATTATAATTTATAATTATATTTTCATATTCGGATTTTGAGTCAAATAGGATATAAAATATATATTGAATATACAAATGATGACCAGGTCGTCGTTTTATTGTTTTTTCCAAATAATTTTTCATAAATTCTTCGCAATTTACTAATGATTTATTAATTGGTTTTTCATTCATAAACTTATTTAAATCTTGTTGAAACATATTCGAAAACATTATATTTGAAAACGGAACATTAAACTGTAATGGTCTATTAGTCCATCTGATTGGGACACTTGTAGGAACAGAATATATTATCGTTAATCCCCAATCAATTAATCTTGGATTCAATGCCGTTTCTTTTACATTAACCAATACGTTTGATTCTTTAATATCTCCGTGATAAATCTCTAATTTATTCATAGGTATAATTCCATTTAATAATAAATTACTTAATGAATTTAATAACATAATAGTTGTGTCTGATATTATATATTTATCTACATATTTACGTATGGTGATTCCTCCATATTTCATATTTATAATTTTATATTTATATAATTCTTTATTTAACGTTTCTGCTTTATCTACATTAGACGAAGATTCTTTTGATTTTGTTATAGATTCAATAATATCATTACATTTCTCATTAACGCCAATTAGGTCTTTACTTTGTATATTATGCGGTTTACATAATTCTATATCATCGATAAGAAAAAAGTCCGAATAATTAGGTATATTTTTTAAAAAAGGAGTTATTAATTTAATTTCTTCATATTCTTCATTCGCGTGTTTAATATCTAATAATTTTGATATTTTATTTTTACTTCTTTTTGTTGTGTTTTCGCATTTTAATGCCGGATAAAAGACACAACCAAATCCACCAGCGCCGATTGCTTTACCACCTAATGTTTTATCTTCCATATATAATTACGCAATATTTATTTATCGTAAAAATAATAAATACTAAATACAATGCCTATAATTATAAAAATATAAACCACTTTCTGTTTTATTTTATTAAACTCAGCAAATTTTATTCCCGTTGGTTTATATTTATCGTAATAATTTATATAAAATTCATTTAACGGAATTATCGGTTTTTCCAGTTTTTCATTTACTTTATTATGAATAAAATGCATCCATCTAATAAATGAATCACGGTTATCCAAATAAGGAGCTACCGGATAATTACTAATTAATTTACTAAACTCACTCGATATTTTCTCACACGGTATAAATAACGGAAAATTATTTATTAATTCATAATATTTTTTTTTTGTAATTGCGTTTGGATGATTTGGATAAGTGATTGATATTGTATGTAAGAACCCCCAATACCATTTACCCCAAACACCAGGATTTAGTTCCATTTACATAAAATAATATAAAAAGATTTACATTTTAACATATAACTAACAAATGAATACTCTCTGTAATAATTGTAATAAAAACGGTCATTTATTTCATAATTGTAGATTACCCATAACTAGTTATGGTATAATATTGTTTAGGAGAAGCAAGAAGGGAACCCAGTTTTTAATGATACGCAGAAAAGATACTTTTGGATATATTGATTTTGTCAGAGGGAAATATTCACCTTATAATGTCGAACACGTCCAAAATATTGTTAACGAAATGTCAACACAAGAAAAGTCCAGAATATTAACTTCAACATTTGACCAATTATGGAAACTTATGTGGGGGGAAATTTTAAATACGCAATATCGCAATGAAGAAATCCTTTCTGGTAAAAAATTCGATATTATCAAAAACGGATTTTTATTTAATACCACTAATATAACCCTGGATTATTTCATACAAAATAGTTCAACTAATTGGACCGAAACCGAATGGGAATTTCCAAAGGGAAGACGCAATTATCAAGAAAAAGATTTGGATTGTGCGCTTAGAGAATTCGAAGAAGAGACCGGAATATTAAAAGAACATATTCATATTATCGAAAATATTATGCCGTTTGAAGAAACATTTATAGGGACAAACTATAAATCATATAAACATAAATATTTTTTGGCATACATAAATAATGATGGGGACGATAATCTATTAAATTACCAAGAAGCAGAAGTAAGCAAAATGGAATGGAAAACAATTGACGAATGTATTGAATCCATAAGACCATATAATTTAGAAAAAAAACAACTAATATTAAATATTAATAAATTATTAGAAGAATATAGATTATATTATTAGTATATAATATTAGATGTTTAAAAATAATGAAAATACATATGAAAGTAATAACAAATTACTACAAAAAGAAATCTCAGAACATGATTATCTTGAAAATGACGTTCCTAATACTAACAACACATTATACCCAAATTTAAACGACCCGAATTTTAATATAAAAATCGCGCTAAAAAAGGAATTCAATGATACCAAATATGATGGAACTATTTATACAGACATTAAAGCACAATCTGATTTATTAAGTAATGCCGAGTTTGAATTATCTCCGCATCAAGCATTTGTAAGAAATTTTCTTTCTTTTCAAACCCCATATAATAGTTTATTATTATATCACGGATTAGGAAGTGGAAAAACGTGTTCGGCAATTGGGGTTTCCGAAGAAATGCGAGATTATTTAAAACAAACCGGTATTTCCAAAAGAATTATTATCGTTGCTTCTGAAAATGTCCAAGATAATTTTAAATTACAAATATTCGATGAAAGAAAACTAAAAAAAACTAATGGAATATGGAACATTACCGGTTGTGTCGGAAACAAATTACTGAAAGAAATAAACCCAACGAATATGTCTGGTTTAACTCGACAACAAATCATATCACAAATTAACATACTTATCAATAACTCATATTTATTTTTAGGATACGGTCAATTTGCCAATTATATAATTAAAACTTCCGGTGTGGATGATACAAACTATAAAAACGCAGTCGATAAAAATAAAATCATGATTCGTAATTTAAAAAAAGAATTTAATAATAGATTAATTATTATCGATGAAATCCATAATATTCGTATGACGGAAGATAACGAAAATAAAAAGGTTGCTATTAATTTAGAACTTCTTGTTAAATACGCAGACAATTTAAGATTGCTTTTATTATCTGCGACTCCAATGTATAATAGTTATAAAGAAATCGTATGGTTATTAAATTTAATGAATATGAATGATAACCGAAGCACGTTTGAACTAAAAGACGTTTTCGATAAAAACGGGAATTTAACACCTAATGGAGAGGAAATATTAATAAGAAAAGCAACGGGATATATATCATTTGTTCGTGGTGAAAACCCATACACTTTTCCGTATAGAGTATATCCAGACATATTTTCTATAGAAAATACATTTAAAAACCCAAAGAATGTTTACCCCAAATATCAAATGAATGAAAAACCTATTTTACCGGAAGACCATCTAAAAATAATTAACGTGTATTTATCAAATATTGGAGAATATCAATCTTATGGATATAACTATATTATTAATTATTTAAAAAATTCAAAAAACGTAATGGTATCTACTAATGACGGCAAAAAACAAGTATCCGCATTTGAAAATATGGAGTCATTCGGTTACACCATATTACAAAAACCGTTAGAATCGCTTATTATTGTTTATCCGTATGACGGTTTAGAAACCATTAACTTACTTACTAATCCAATGTCATCTCCAAGAGAACAAACTGCCGGAGCAAATAAATACAAAAAAACAGATAATGATATTTATATAAACCCAAATATTTTAACGGGAAGAACCGGTTTAGAACGAGTATTTAAATTTACAAATACTATTACGCCACCATTTAAAGGTAATTTTGAATATAAACCCGAAATTGAAAAGAAATACGGGCGTATTTTTGCGAGTGACCAAATTGGTAAATATAGTTACAAAATAAAAAATATTTTAGATTCTATTTATTCTACACAAGATAATAATATAATTGTATCCGACGGCATAATCTTAGTTTATTCCCAATATATTTATGGAGGATTAATTCCTTTAGCACTTGCTTTAGAAGAAATGGGATTTACTCGGTTCTCAACAGCATCCAATAAATCAAATCAACTATTTAAAGAACGAAAAACCCCTCCTATTGATGTAAGAACAATGAGACCTAAACAACAAAATCAGACTGATTTTATGCCGGCAAGGTATATTATGATAACAGGTGACTTAGCACTTTCACCAAACAATGACTCATATGTTAAAATTGTAACTAATGAAAATAATAAAGACGGAAATCAAATTAAGGTCATTTTAATATCTAAATCTGGTTCTGAAGGCATTGATTTAAAATTTATTCGTCAAGTTCATATTTTGGAACCATGGTATAATATGAATCGAATCGAACAAATTATTGGAAGAGCAGTTCGTAATTTTAGTCATAAAGATTTACCATTTGAGAAAAGAAACGTTCAGATTTTTATGTATGCGACTTTACTCGAAAATAAAGAAGAAGAATCTGCCGACCTTTACGTTTATAGAGTTGCCGAAGTTAAATCCGTTCAAATTGGACGCGTAAGTAGAATATTAAAAGAAGTTTCGGTTGATTGTATTATTAATCATGACCAAACGAATTTTACCCAAGAAATCTTTTCAAAAAATGTAGA